CTTGCGCGATGTGTCCACTGCATCTTGGATGATGGAGTTTTTTACATATTGAACGCCCATCTGTACAATCGCACCTACTGCCTCGGTTAGGATAGATGAAGCAAGGCCACGCATAGCCTCTTGAGCGTTCATAGTTCCAGTTAAAAGCCCCTCAATAGCCGATGCTGACGCGGACCCAAATGCATCTAGCGCATCCAAAGTAAATTGGTTGATCTCGCTTTGCTTTCCCCACGTTTGAATAGCTAGCTCTTGCTTTGCAATATTATAATCAGTTTCTATTTGTAATTTTGTTGCTGTTGCTTCTGCAGATGCATTAACACCAGCAGCGGCCATCTCTGTCTCATACTGATTTACAATTTCAAGTTTTGCTTTATATTCATCTTCAAGAGCTGTTACCGGATCAAGGCCACGAAACTTTGTAGTTACATCAATTGTTTTATTCCGCGCCTCAAGATTGGCCGCCTGTACGCTCTCCTGAATGGCAACCTCTTTATCTGATTCAGATTCAAGAAATGCAACACGATCTTGCGCGTATTTTTGAGCAACAAGAAACTTTGCTTCCTCGTATTGCTCAGTATTCTTAAACTTAAGCTTGTTTATTTTGTCCAGCTCGTCAAGCTCTTGCGCATCAATCTTAGCCAAGCCAGTAGCAGCCGCTGAACGAAGGCGTAGCAGCTCTTGGTAGCCTTTCTCTTGCTGCATTGCTAGTTTCTTAGCCTCAGCTTCTGCTGTTTTATCTGGCCCTTTTTCTACCTTTCCGCCTTTACCGTATTGTGCCAGACGATCAGTAGTGTTTTGTGGTTTGGCTTCTTCTTCTCTAATACGTTTAGCAGTGGCTAGCATCTTATCGCCCCAGCTTTCTTTTGCTGCTAGAGTCTTAGCATCAGCAGCATCTAATTCAGCACGTCTAGCCGCTGCTGCTGATTTCATCTCGTCACCAATAGCAATTGCACCAGTCAAATCGCCTCGAGCCAATGCCGCTACTTGTGCGCCAATGCCGCCTATTTCTGAACCTATACCCTGAAAAACAAAAGCTACATTGCGGCCTAAAACGCTGACTGTTTCCCATACAAGTTGTATTAAATCGGCAAATCCAGCTAATGATTCCATAGTCTGTGCAGACCACTTAGCAATGTTGTTATTACGTTTTAGTGCCTCAGATTCTTTATCTAAACCAACCACTGACTGAGTTGTTTCATTTTCAATTGTTTGTTGTAAATTACCTAAAACATTGATAGCAACGCGAACCATACCAGAGATTTCATCTCCAATTCCAGACTGAGAAATAGTTAGGAACAACATTCCCCATGTATCAGCCAGATTAGAAATAGCGCCATCAAGCGTAGCTGCGCGTTGCTCCATTGCACCAGCAAACTTGTTTTCTCCTAACTTTGTTAGATATTCTTCAATTTCTTTAGCATTATTACCCACGGTTGTCTTTACATTCTGGAATGTGAAAGAAACCTTATCTCCTTCAGCTTTTGATTTAATACCGAATTCTTTTAGTCTTTCAAACTCACCAGTAGCCGCATCTGCTACCGCTTCAACCATCTGTCCTAGATCTTTACCCATAGCAGACGCAGTGTTGCCATAACTGGTTAAGGCTCGTTCAGATGGTGTTAATCCCAAGTTTACAAGTTGGTTAAAAGCCTTTGTTACTTGCTGCAAGTCATAGGGTGTAGTTGCAGCAAAATCCTGCAAAACCTTAAAAGCTTTTGCTGCCTCTAATGTAGAACCAGTGGCAGTGACAAGACCAGCATTGATAATGTCAAATTGGCGCTGAACAGTTACTACTTCTTTAATAAAAGCAGTTAATGCGGCTGTAGCAAATGCAGCAGATATTAAACCAGCCATCGGTTTCACAGCCGATTCTATTTTGCTGAAATTACTTGATACATTATTTATAGTAGAATTTATCTTTTTTTCACCATCAAGCATTTTTGACAGTTCAAACTTTACATCATACTCAATCCCACCAACATTCTCGCTCATAGACCAGCCTTTTCTCGTTTAGCCATAAGCTCAGCTTTGGCTTTCTTATATTGATCTTCAGTCATATCGACTTTGTTTTTAGCTGGGAATTTCATCTCAATTTGTCGCTGAAATTGCGTCATAGTCAATTGCCAAGCATCAGCAGCGCTAATGCCAAGGTGAACCATTGCAGCGTCTACAAACTCGCTAGCGTCGAATGAATCGCTATACTTACCTTCTGATGACTTACCAGTAGGCTTAGCCCTACCAGCAATGCCATCAGTCATAAGTGACCGGGCTAGAATTATTAGGTCTGCATCTGGAATACTGCCATCAATACGCAGATCAAATGTTGAGCTGTCTTTGTTGCCATCTATCCACCCCACAAGCATATCATCATAAATATCATGCTCGCAGCAACTATGCATAACGCGCATGGCAGCAATTAATCCCATGTGCTTACTATGTAGCCAGTGGAAATACTGAACAATCTCTTTGGGATTGCCAATTTTAGAGATATTTTTAAAAGATGGATTGAATATAAAATAGTTACCTTCCGCGTCTGTCACGCCTATCTGCCCGATCTCTGTAAGTGCTTCCATGCTCGCCCCTAAATATCTTGTATTATAGCACCAAATTAAAAAAGCCCCCTATCTAGGGGGCTTACCGGTACATTTTATTTTAACCTAAATCAATCAGCCGAACCTTCGCTCCAGCCGCACCAGTAAGTGTAACCACACCTTGGCAATATGCTGAAATAGTTGAGAGGGTGATTAATTTACTACCAGTAGTAGCTGGAACTACGATTGTTTTACCAGCAGCAACGTTAATTGCACCGATACCTGCAACGCTCACTGTCGTACCACCATCACCGTCAATAAGCAACGTTAATGCGCCTGCTGTGGTATTTGTTACCAATAAAATCTGAACTTTTGCAGAGTTAAAAGTGATCGTATCTGATGCAGTCAGTGTTGTTTCTGGTGCATCAATAAAATCATTCAAATTGCTTGCTGAAATAGCTGTAATAGCGGCCATGATTATTCCTTATAGTAATTGTACGGTAACTTGACCATTAGACTCTGCGCTCATAGACCATGTGCAAGCGCCATCATATGGCATTTCTTCTGACCATTCTGTAACGATAAATGGGCCAGTACGCACTTTGTTTGCATTAGAAATACGCAACCAAACTTTAGCGGCATTTGCTTTAATAGCTGGAACAGTACAAACATTTGAAGAGAATTCATCTTGATTATATGAATCCTCTGTGTATGTAACGCCATCACCAGAGAATGAAACAGATTTAAACGATACTAAGCTTGTCTTAGTAAAGTCTGGTGATTTATCTGCCGTAGTGTCAATCGTTTCCCATTTGTCAGATAGCGACTTAGACCGCATCATGCCTAGAGACTTCCACACCAAACTATTAACCAGTGCTGTTTCAGGGGCAATTGCGAATTCGATAAGCGTATCGCGCCCTACCATTGCTGTCATATTTACTTCCTTTTTTAGCTGTAAAGCATCTCAATTGACAGTTCAAATACAGGCCGCTTGTCATCTGTCTGGAAGAATACCGGCTCGCTTGACTGCATGTTAAAAGTACGCCCTGAGCTATGAACATTAGAGCGCATAGCTTCTATTATAGCATTGGCTTTACTAAGTAAAGCAAATCTTGATGAGTTTACTTCACCAACCAAAATAATACTGTGATATGGATAGCGAATTACTTCTGCATTACCACCGTTCTGTGGCCTAATGACTAAGTACTTATCATTCGGTTTATCTGCTTCATACATTCCGAATTGAACACGAAAACCAGCAGATAATCCGGTTGAAGCGAGGTAGTTCTTCAAATCTTCTGATGGTGTCATAATAGTTTCATACCGCCAAATCCTTCTTAACAATTGCGTCAATAAGTGGCTTTGCTTCTTCAAAACCAAGCCTCAAGAATTCTTTCTTAGCACTGGCACGTTTAAACTTTTGCTTTATGTTTGGATCATGCACAATTTTTGCATAATTTGCTTTATATCCATAAATACCTTTTATCATTACTTCACTGCTTTCTACGTCACGATAGGCAGAATTCAACAAATTAGACGTATCCTCAGGTGTAAATAAACTAGCATGGCTACCACCTAAAGTAAGGATCTTTTGCATTGTCCCTATCATCTTTCTTTCTTGATTGCTGATAAACCTATCTAGATTATTTGTAATTTTAGCTGCCATCACGTCACCAGTGTGTAGTCATCAGCTATATTCTCAAATACATCTTGGTCGCGCAGTACAGCCTTAATCTCTGACGAATCGACAAGCAGTGGATTGTATATTGATGTGAATTCACCAACAGCGATATAGTCACCTTGCCCAGCTAGGCTGTATTCAGTCCAAAATTTCATGGTAGACACAAATTCTTGACCGTTAGCCATAGTCATACGTTCATTCTTTACGGCATAACTAACAGCAATAACCAGCGGCTGAGCGAATGTTTTAACATGCGTCCAATCATCAGTACCAGTGCAGCGCCAAATGGTAGCTTTGCCAGTATTGGCCCAAGATGCGACTGAAGAAATATTACACCCCACTCAGAAATAGATTGCGTTCAGCCGTGCGCCTACGAGCGAGACCGGCCATTACTTTACCGCCTGCTTTATCCCA